TTAATGATATCATTATTATTCACAATATGAATATTAACAATATTATCAGTCTTAGCTAGTTTAACTACAGAACTACCAGCTTTAGCTCTTTGACTTGTAGGTAATGCGGCAATACCGAATTTATTCAAATAACCATTTCTAGTTACTACAATTACATCAGTTACATCTTTACCTGCAACTAAACACATACCATCTACGTATTCAACTGTCTTACTACCAATGGATCTTACCCCTCTAGCAGAACGTCGAACTAATGGAATATCTTTAGCTGAGAATCTTAAAGCTTTCTTATCAGAGAAGACAACTACATCTAAAGCATCTCCTCCAACAACTATATTCTTAACAAAGTCATTTGGATCTAACTTAGTATAGAATATACCACTTGCAGTTAATGAAGTGAAATCATCCAATTCCATCTTCTTAATAAAGCCATTATGGGTTAATACCATAATATACATAGCTTGTTTAGAATCTGCAATTTGTTTGATTGCTTCTTCTTGATAGATAGCGATTACGTTAGCTGTAATCTTTTTATTCAAGAATCTGATATCAGTACCAGCATTAGATTTATCTGACAAAGGAATCTTATGAACTGGATAAGAATAACACTTACCACCAGCGTCAAATAGAATTACATTATCAGTATTCTTAATCTTGATAACTAATTTAGGGTTATCGCCTTTAACTGCCTTAATAGGATCGTTCAATCCTACCTTTCTAACAAAGTTAGACTCAGTAATGATAACCTTAAATTCACCTTCTGGAATATCAGAAGCTTCAGCTTGACTAATTACTAGAGTATTACGTTTCTTACCATATTTAAGTTTGTATTCTTTAAGCTCTTGCTTAATTTCTTCATTAAGCTCATGCTCATTACGAATCTTATTAATGTATAAGTCACGCATTTGTTCAAGATTCTTAGCTCGTTCGATATATCTAGCTAAGTTATGCTTAGATAAATATTTCAATGGAGCGTTAATAATAGTCTTAGCTTGAAGATCAGTAATCTTGAATTTCTTAACCATATCATTTATCAACTCTTCATCATTACCAGTTGATTTCTTGATACGATTAATAATTGTATCAATCTCGCCACTAGACATAACTCGGATATACGCATCATATTGATGATAATCTGTCATTGTCTTTTGTAGAAGATTATAATACAATCTAAGCTTTGTTACTTTACGGAAATCAATGAATCGTAATAAATATTCTTTATATCCCATATGAACAATTCTTCGTTCACATACGACTTCAAGATTTACACGACAAGATCTTTCCATTGGAGTATATTTAAACAGTGTATCTTTAACAAACTTAGGGTCAGCACCAGGTTTCAATACAATAATACATTCCAATTTATGATCACCATCAGAGTTTTCATAAATATTATGAATTTGAGTGAGAATATTCTTCTCCATCAATTCTTCAATCTTCTCAGTTACAGTATTTAGATATACCAAATCTGGGAGACTATGAATAAACAAAGCTTGTTTGCCTTGGAATTCACCGATATCAATTCGACCACGAACTTTATAGTTACCAAATCCAGAATCAGAGATGGCTGCAAAGTCAGTATCAATGATATCGCATTCCATTGGAGAGTCAGGAATCAATACTACTTTAGCATTCGGGTTATCGATAAGCTTAATTGTAGCATCAATAACTTCATTGATATTATGCTTAGGAATTTCTACTTTGAAACCTACACTAATACCAAATGAACCATTAATCAAAAGCATTGGTAAATTAGGAGCTAAGTATTCTGGTGCTTTAAGAGTTCCACTATAGTTATCTTCCCAATCTACCACTTGATTAGATTCTTTTAAATCGCCGATAACGGCATCAACTGTAAACTTAGCAAGTTTAGCTTCAGTATAACGCATAGCTGATGGACCATCACCTTGGAAGTTGCCAAAGTTACCTTGCTTATCAATCAAAGGAATATTATTTTCAAACCAGTTAGTCATAGGCTTCATAGAACCATAGATGGATGATTCACCATGAGGATGATACTTATCCATTACAGTACCTACGATTGAAGAAGACTTAACAGTCTTAGTACCTTTGATATCATTATACATCGCATAAATGATTTTGCGTTGAACAGATTTAAATCCATCTCGGAAGTCTGGTACAACGCGATATAATGCAGAGTATACTGAGTATAATCTCATATCATCAGTATACTGCTCTAACATATTTACGTCTATTTCTCTACCCACAGTGGTATCCTCCTTACTTACTTAGTTGTTGACGTATTAGTGAAATTTTAGTTCCCACTTATACCTGCATCAAGAGGAATAAAAGGCTATATAGCAGAACTATATAGCCTTGGGTAAATTAACGACTTTTTTCAATGATAATACGATTGATCTTAGTAATATTCATTTGAGCATTGTAAGAAGTCAAAACGTATGCAATCTTATCTTCAAGACCTTCAATTACATCTTTGAAAGTTTCATAGATATCAACTGTAACTGTATTGGTTTCTTTATTATATTCAATGAAGTTGCCTACAATTACATTGCCTTTGGATTCTGGATCGTTATTAACGTCACTACGAAGAGCGAAGATATTAACATTGATTAGTTTTAGAACTTCACTTCCCAAAACATCAATCATCTTTTCCTTAGTAGATTCATCCATTTTAGGATTGAATTTTACTGGTACTTCGATACGTACATTGTTGAATTTTGGTTTGTTTGTTCTGCGTTGGTTTCTCATGATTTACCTCTTTTTAAATATTAAATAGTTGTGGAGCCGATTCCGCCATTACGTACTTTCTTTGGATACTCAGCATCATTATCTGTTGTCAAATATTTCAAGAAAATACCTTGAGCGAAATGTTTACCGGCTTCTATAGTTAATACCTTATCGGAATTATTCTTAACCCCAATAATGATATTACCATCATTATCTTCATTGTCTACATAGTCAGCATCAATAACTCCGATGGTAGATTTAATCTGCATATCGTAATTATATCCAAAAGAGCTACGTGGTGCAATGAATAATACTTCATCTGGATTCATATATGCTTTAAAGTAAGTTGGAATGATTGCAGATTCCCCTGGACCAATCACATAAGTCTTTGGTGCAAAGAAATCATAACCAGCAGAATGATCAGTGCTTCGATGAGGAAATACGAAAGTTAAATCTTCGCTAAAATCAATAAACTTATCTTTCACCATTTCAAACTTTCTCATTCTTTTTCCTTTCTTGGAGCAATAAGTGAAGACAACACAAAGGTTGCTCTATAATCAGTACCAAATGAATTATAAATTTTAGCAAGTTCTAGGCAATTAACTTTAGAATTTGCTTTATATAAGAAATATCTATACATATTTCCATCAAATTGCCAGAATAGAATTGGAATCTTTTGAGTATAAACTACATCAGGTAAGAATAAGCGATGATCTGCATTTAATGCAATCACTTCTTCACCATTTAGAATATATTTATATCCAAAGTTTTCAATAGCAAATATATTTTGTTGCTTTAAGAAGTCTATAGTAATCAATCCAGTATTGATTAAAGGATCTAAGTTATTACTTTCATAGATTTCATTCCATACAATATCTGATGGATCAGAATAAACTGATAATATATACAGATAGAGGCAAATACATGCCATACTTGGATTAGGGTATGTTTGCTTTTCAGCTATCAAATCTACTCCAAGATTATAATCTCTTTTTAAGATCTTATAATGTAGAATGAATGATGTAGCTCTTCCCTTTTCATAGTACGTTTCTATTTCAGGAAACATCTTCATCAAGTCTTCTGTATTTTCGTGGCCATCAATCCAAATAACTTTCTTACTACGTTGAATTATAGTACGAACTCGTTCAATGGATTTAGGGTCATTAGCAAAGAATCCGATACCAAGAATTACTACTGTTTCTTTAGTATCTAGAATCTTTAGAATGTCAGTTCTAGAGTAGCGATATGGCACCAACTTTACATTGGTACCATCATCCCACGCTAGATGTTTACGATTATTATAAATAATATTGGCCGCAAACATGCAGTCATGATTATCTTGGTAATAAATAATCATTTGTCTTACCTACTTCTTCTCTCTCAAAAATAGTTAGAATACATATTGAGTTACATCTACATCCTTCATGAGTTGAAGTTTGTCATCCTCAATATCTTTCATCTTATCAAGTTCATATTTAATATCTTCTAAAGTATATCGGATTAGAACCCGATTACCTTTATCACTAGGATCAAGTGTAGAATTGAATAGTTGGTCACCATTCATTTCACCAAGACCTTTATAACGTGTTACAGATGGCGGACTAACTTTATTAAATTCTTCCATCAATCCATATAAAGATACTACATTACCATCTACTAGGAATTCATTAGGAGACTTAGCAATATATCCTAAGACATACTTACAAGCATCAATCAATGTTTCACTAAAGTAGATTGTTTGGTACTTAGAATCAACTAAACCTTCAATACCAGTCTTAGTTACTTTCAAGAATGGATATTGAGATTCAATTATCTTCTTAAATTCTTTTGAATCGAATGCTACTTTGTTACTATAAAGAACTAAGATCTTTTCTAGCAATTTAACATCGATTGCAAAGGAGTTAGCAACTGCATCAATGTCTCTGATATAGTTAGTATTACGATCAAGTAATTTAATTACATCAGATTCAGTCAATTTAGTTTTATTAGCTAGTTCTAACTTATGAATCTTGAAAAATTCTTTTTGGAGATATTTATTATACTCAGTTCTATCTGTAAAGTACTTGATCTTACCATTGATCTTAGCACCATACAATGGTGGAACTGTAGCATATAATCTACCAGCAGTAATTAATGGTTGCATATATAACAAGAAGAACTTCAATAGAAGACTTCTGATATGAGCACCATCTGGATCGGCATCTGTAGCGATTATGATCTTTTCCCATTTACATTTTTCAATGTTGAATGAACGACCAAACCCGGCACCGATAATAGCAGTAATTGCCGCAACTTCTTCATTAGCCGCAACCTTCTCTCTTGTAGCAGCCATGGCATTAACAATCTTACCACGAATAGGGAATAACCCTTGACGAGTATTATCACGATTGTTTTTAGCTGGACCTACGGCGGAATCACCTTCCATGATGAATAGTTCAAGATTCTTCTTACCAGTAGGCTTAATAAATTTCTTAGGCAAACCAGTGATAGTAGAAACTTGTTTTGCTTTTACTTTAACACGTTCATTTTCAGATCGTGTTCTGATTTCTGCAATTTCTTTAAAATACTTACAAATCTTTTGGAGATCATTATTATTACGCTTAGCCCAATCTTCTAGACTAGCGATAGTAAGATCTCTTACAAAAGGTACTAAGTCGGCATTCGAAATTATCTCTTTAGACTGGCCAGTGAATTCTGGAGTCATATGAGAACAAGTAACGATTGCCTTAAGGCCAACTCGAACATCGCTGTTTGTAATATTTAACTTGCTCTTTTCAGACAAGTAGAATTTGTTCATATATTCTCTAAAGAATTTAGACATACCGGAAAGGAAGCCCTCTACATGAGTACCATCTCGTGTAGGGCAGAAATTCCCGTATGACTTAATGATTTCATTATCATTATCAGAATCAAACGTAAAAGCAATCTCTGCTTTCATCATTTTATCATCACGTAATGCACCAAATCTAATCGGAGCAATGATTGGTTTCTTCATAATAGAAATAAGACCATCCATTAATCCATCTTTATTGATGATTACATCTTTGATTACTCCACCATCACGTTTCTTGCCGATGAAGTTAATCTTAGCCCCTTGTTTAAGTAATGGAGTTAATGCACTGATTAGATGTAATACATCTTCACAAGTTACAGTAGTTTCGCCCATTACATCTACAATTGGACTGAAAGTTATCTGTGTTCCTTGGCGTCCCTTTTCATCAGGAAGCTTAGATACTTTAGCAGTTTTTGGGTCACCCCAATGGAATTCAACTCGTTTACCTTTACCTAAGATATAGGAATCAACGATAAAGAATTCCGCACAAGCATTTGTTACTTTAGCACCTACACCATGTCGACCAGATGAGAATTCACCTGGTTTCTTATTATAGTTAGATGAAGTATGTTGTGAACTGAATACACGAATTAGAGAATCATGTGGAATACCACGGCCATTATCTTTAACCATGAATTCTTGATTCTCTTCACTAAATGCTGTCCATATTTCATCACATGGACTATCATCTTTCATAAGCTCATCTGCTGAGTTCTGAAAGATTTCTCGAATCATATTAATAAAGCCTTTATTGCCTGTATACCCAAGATATTGAGTTACAGTTTTTCGTACAGCTTCAGCGAAGTCCTCAATAGTCGTAATTTGGGACTCATAGGATTTTATTTTTTCAATTTGTTCTTTAGATAGTGACATAAGGACCCTCCTACTTAGCTGTTATAATTTTCATTAAAAAATACAAAAGATAATGCCCATAGACTCTCAATAAGTCTATGGGCGAGAATATCTTTTATATATTTAATCTTGCATTATACCACTAAGATTAAAGTGTCACTGTTGTATCAGTTGTTGTAGTTTCAGCTTGAGCCGCAGGTTGTGCTGGAGCTTGAGGAGCTGGAGCTACTGGTTGTTGAGCAACAGGTGGTTGTTGCATAGCCATTGGAGCAGTCATATTACCTGCGAAGCCAGCAGCGAATGGATTAGCACCATTAGTAGTTGGGGCTACTGGTTGAGTATAGCCTGCAAACATTTGTTGTTGTGGAGCTACCATAGGTTGTACCATTTGCGGTTGAGCTGTAACAACTTGAGCAACTTGTGCTTGTTGAGCTGCCATGTTAGGATCATAGAAACCTTGAGGAGCTACAGGCACAGTTTGATTATAAACACCATAACGAGCCCCGTACTGACCGTTAAAGATGTCTTGGTAGGCATCGAAGCCATAACGGTTGAATGCTGGGTTAGGGTTTGGAGTTACGAATTGGCTGTTAGAAACTTGTTTAGTAACTTCTGTGAAGTTTTCTTTAGCCATTTCATATAGATCTGGACATTTATCCAACAACGCTAGCATCATCATGTACTCGGAATAGAAATCCGGAGTGAAGTTGATAGCGTATGTTTTCATTTGATTCAAAACATTTTTGATCGCGTTAACAGCACTTTGAACCTCTTCTTTGCTAAGCATAGTCAAATCGAATTCAGTGCCACATTGTTTACAACGAACAACATTTCCTGCTACTTTTTCAAGCAGGATTTGTGTTTTGTTTTTGTGCGGACATTTAGCACGTGCCATTTCTTCACCAGTCAAATTCATATTGAATTCGCGTTTTTCTGGTTTAAGAGCTTTTAAATCTTCCGCAGTCATTGGGTCTGTAACAGTCACATCACGGAACATGTTTTGTGCTGGTACTACAGGACCAACTGGCGCTCCGAATGGTTGCGCGAATTGACCGTAAACCGGTGCTCCGAATTGTGGTTGTTGCATAAATTGTTGATTGTACATGATATGTACCTCCTTAAAAAATGTCTTATAAGAGATTTTTTGTATATATTATGCGGCTATATACACACCAATAATATACAATTACAGAAATGTTTTGGGCATGATAATTTACTATCATGCCCAATTTATTTCTAGTAATTATTTGTTTCTAATTTGGTCAACTGTTACATGACCTTCAGCTTTTGCTCTATCTTCTTGAAGCTGATGAACACGAGCTGCTTCAGTAGCACGTTCATCATATTCATGTCGAATTTCTTCAAGTACTGCTTTAGGAGTAGTATTTAAGAAGCTATTAATATCTGGATTGGCAAATGCATTAATAATATTATCAATTTGAGCATCAGTATAGTTAAGCTTCTTAGCAATAGGTTTAATACTTCTACCTGTAGAATATGCAATGATATATTGAATCATTTCATAATCAGCAATAATAGTTTTAAGTTTAACACCTGGGTGATTAACTTGGTCTTCATTAGATTTGATTGCTATAACTACATTATCTGTATCATTCCAATTGACAAACATTTCAATTTCATCAATAATAATACCATTATCACAATATAGTCTTAGGCCAATATTTTTTTCGGCCCCTCTTAAAAGATCACGATATTTTTTTACTTGTGTAGCATCCATCTATATGTCTCCTTTTGCAATAATTCTTTACGCATTTAATGAGATTATCATTTGCATTTAATACTGTTATTGCAATGTTGGATTCAGTAAAGATTACCACATAGTTGCTAAAATATATGGAATAAGTTCCTTCCTGATCTTTACAATAGTTATATAATAGCTTATATAGCTTCTCAGATTTAGGGATATCCTTTATAGATATGCCTCGTTCTTTAACTTTCTTTAAGAAAGCTTCTTGACTTTTCTGAGATTTACGCAGACCTACCCTTTCTTGTAATCTGTCTGCACAGTGAAAACTAATATCATAGTCGACGTTGGGCATATGGGTCTCGTGCACTCATATTCAACTTCTTACTATAAATATAAGATTCGGCAGCATGAATACTTTCAGGGTTAAAGATACCAGAGAGTAAGAAGCTTTTGAATTCCACTAATGCATTAGCTAGGGTAGTATAGATTTGTGCATTAGAAGAATGATAAACGAAGAAACGCTGATGCTCACTTGTATAATTATCTGGAGTTAGACCTTGAGCGGACTGTTCTGCACAGATGCCATAAAAGTGAATTGCGTTTGCTACGAATGTATGATAGTTAGACTTAGCTGTTGCTACAGAAATTAGACTATCAAGCAACTGATTAGATTTGAAGTATTCTTCATAATCTGGTACATTGATATTTGCATTAGATAAGTCACGTAAAATACGTTCAGAAAGATTCTTAATTTCTACATAGAATCTATCACCATATTTAGATAAGAAGTCTGCACCTTTAGACTTGATTTCACGATCAAGCGCATTAGGACGAGCCTTACCATTTTTATGGACGTTAAGATTATAGTTCTTTTTAGATAACCGAGCTGCTTGATTAGTACTAATCTTAGTCATCTCAGTGAATCGTTCTTCAAAGCCTTTTCTATAATAATGCTCTTCCTTAGTAGAAGGATGAGTTGGCCATCTAGGAACTTGAACTGGTTGATTAGTTTGAGATAAGTTAGCTAACCATTTTTCGCAATCTAATTTACCTTGCTCAAATGCATTAGAAACACTTGTAATATCATTAGACATCATAACTACCGTCTCCTTCTTCAATTCTATCAATATCTCTCAAAATAGAATTTTGCATTACTAGATGAATTGCGTTATTGTAATGATCACGTTCTTCATCAGAAATAGTATCGATTTCAATTTGAGATTCAAGATACTCTTGAATATCGAAATCATCTTCAAACCATTTATTTCCATCTTCATCAGTGATGGTATCTAAATAGTGCATAAATTGAACCAATGTAATAAATCCATCAGGATCACATGGTTTTGTTGTCCAGGACGAGATTAGAGATTTTTCGAAATCAATGATATCGGCATTTTCAATGATGTATTCCCGTACTGCAGTTTGCCCAATAGCAAACTTAAATGTTTTTTCTTGATCATATCCATCTACAAAGAAGATGAATAATGTATAAGGTCTTTCCTCTGGATCAACCTTAATCTTACCCGTTTCATCAGGGAACAATGCTAATTTTAGCGGTTGTTCAAAAATATTTCCGTTGTCGATTGTTTGGTTTATGTTTGTCATAACACAATACCTCCTTAAATAAAAATAATCTTGTAGAGTCATATACCCTACAAGATTATAATATATTATTTAGAGGAATTTTGGTTTTGGTTTTACATATACAAGATAGTTTGAGAATCTTGTTATACCAGTATAAATAAGATTACTCATTATATCTTTATGTAAATACTCTTCCATGAAAATACCATGATGGTATTGAGACCCTTGAGAAAGATGGGTAGTAATAGCATAAGCTAATTCAAACTTATCGGCTCTATTATATGGATTTCTCTTAAGAGCTTCACGTGCTTCAAATGGAGCACGATAATACTCTAAATCTATATCCAATTGAGGAAATAAGTTATTACCATCATCTAAGAAATCAATAGTCATTAGTTTCATATTATCTTTGATAGAAGTTATATCAGGATAATTTCTGACTACACCACGAAGACCATTAACTAAGTTAATACCATTGGATTCAATGCTCCAGTTATTCTTTCTACAGATTAATGGTTCATTGAAAGTAGGATATTGAGTCTTGATCTTCAAGATATCTTCTCTAATATACTTATTGATTATTTCTCTAGTCTTATTCTTACAGCATAGAATGATATCAGATTGAAGAGATAGCTTATCAGTTAACTCATCCTCTGGTATTACTACTGCATTATTATAGAATCCATATTGGATTGGTAGTCCTTTAATAGCTCTATCTGCAAGATATACAATCCCAGATTCTTCAGCTTGACGCATTATCTGAGTAAGTCTATGAACTTTACCAGATACTAAATATCCAGGATCGTCTCCTACAGGTGGTAATTGATTTAGATCCCCACATGCTATAATTTTTATACCAAAAGATTCTATATCTTTAACCATACTTCTTGGAGTCATTGATGCTTCATCAATGATGATTAGTTTCTTATCTGGAATATATTCCCTTTTAACCCATTTCAATCTTGTCTTAGGTTTATTGAAATACTCATCCATTACAGGTTTTCCATTATCACCATATAAGATATCTTCAACTGGTTCATAAATAGAAGAATGAATTGTCCTAGCATTAGTCATTCCTCTATTACGCATAACAATCGCCGCAGTACCAGTATAACTCATAGGCATTATATTTTCTAATGGAATATTAAGACGTCGTACTATTTCATTTAATACGACTGTTTTTCCTGTACCAGCGGCACCAGTATATTGGAATACTAACTCTGAAGAGTTATTAAACCAATCTACTGCCGCATCAACTACTGCTTGCTGACCAGGATTTAATTTGAATCTCATTTCTTAGCACGCCCTTTACGTTTAGGCATTTCTACTGGTGGTGGATAGTCTAAATATGAATAATCAATATTAGCTACCCCAAATAATAAGAAATCAATGATCTCCATATATTGAAGAGATGGATTATAATATTCACGAGTACTATAAGAAGTACCATCAGACAATAACGCTGTTAATCTGCTTTTAGAATTCATTGTCTTACCAAATACTTTATAGTAGCTTGCTAAATATACACTGTCTTTAAAGTTATCAATGAATACATCAAAGATGAACTTCATGACATTCTTGTTATATAATGGATCAAACATGATCCAGTCATTGAATAGGCTATTATAGCAATCTAATGGGAATCTTAGAAATTTGCCTTTATAGTCCAATACTATGAGATCTCCATTATCATCTTCTAAACACATATTTCCAGTGTGAAGATCTTTCTGGAGACCGACTTTACTACAAAGGGATAATACGAAACCATTTACGTACTCATCCCAGTTACAAATCATTGCAGGTTGTAGCATATTCATATATTCTCCTTACCCAAAAACATTAAAGTACTATACTTTTATATTTTCGAGGTGACTTAATATGGATGATAAGTATAATTCCGATTCAGGATTAGGTTTCACTGAAGTCGGCATTCTAACTTCTGTATGTAATAAATATGAGCCAGGATATCAGACGTTTTATGTGCAAGCACTTAATCCGATGAATATGAAATCTCCTATTAAGACTACATCTAAAGTTAGAAATCCAAATATTATAAATAAAAACAAACTTACAACTGGCAGTGTACAAACAGGATCTAATATCCTAATTGAAATGCCAAAAGAAGTTGTTAGAAATTTTCCAACGAAATACATTCCTCCTGGAACTAGATTTACTATATCTTTCCTAGGTGGCGATATTAATAAACCAGTAGTTGTAGGGAGAGATTACGATGGCTATAATGAAAACAATAAATAGCATTCAGCAATTTATTAGTAATAAACCAACCATTGGAACTGATTATCAGAATATGTCTCTCGTAGAAGAACGAGGTAATATCCAATTCCCAGTGGTTAATCTTATCACTGATGACTATTTTGATGAATTCAAGAAAGCTTCAGTTAGAGTAGAACTAACCGAAGATGAAATATTGAAGTATAAATATAG